TCGCAACTCCCAGCGTGGAATCACTAGTGACTGTGGTGGATGGGATCATTCTGCGATCTCATCATTTGGAACCACTAACGGACTTGATCAGATGAATATACTGTCTTATCATCTGCCGGTCACTTTTCAACCCCCTTCAAAATGTCGAGGTGATCTGCGGGTTACCAGTCAAATAAACGTCTTGGGCGCCATAGGCGACGAGCTGCATCAAACCACCTCCAGTCATTTTCTATACCTTCAGAACACAAAATAATTTTGGCCAACCGCGCGTTTTTACTTTTTTGGAGCTTGTGCCGTAGAAGACACTTTTCTAAAAGAATGCCTCTGCCGGACATCTTCCCTTAAAATTGAAAGGCATGCCCTCTTTTCAGACCAACCAAATAACAATGGCAGCCATGGCAGAAGCGAAACCCAAACGAGTGCGTGCAAAGTGTGAACATGGTAAACAACCTTACCACTGTGTGTCGTGTGGCGGAAAGGGAATCTGCGAGCATCAACAACGAAAAACAACCTGTATCCAATGCAAAGGATCGGGCGTCTGTGAGCATAATCGGATTCGCTCTCAGTGTGTCCCTTGCAAAGGGAGCCGAATCTGTAAACATGATCGGATCAGGTCACGTGTAAGGAATGCAAAGGAAGTCAAATCTGCCAGCATGGAAAGCAACGATGTGTCTGTAAAGAATGCGGTGGAGCATCCGTGTGCGAGCATGACCGATACAGGTATTCGTGCACAGAATGCAAAGGAGCCGGGATATGCGAACACGGAAAGCGAAAACAGTGCTGCAGTGAATGTGGAGGAGCCTCCTTGTGCGAACATGGTCGCCAACGCTCCCAATGCAAGCTTTGCGGAGGATCATCATACTGCGAACATGAGCTCTTTCGGGCCACGTGTATCATCTGCACACCCGAAGTAGCCTGCCAGCACTGCCGTATGGTATATGTAGGTGGAATCCTTTCCCGATGGAAACCCTACTGTTTTCGGTGTCACTGTGTGCTCCATCCAGATGAGGACATTCCGCGACGATTTCGCTTGAAAGAGCATGTCATTATGGAAGCCATCAAAGAGCGCTATGGAGAGAGCCTCACGATCGTATGCGACAAGAAGATTGAAGGAGGATGCTCTCGGCGACGACCCGACCTTTTCATTGATCTAGGATCTCATTGTATCATTATTGAAGTGGATGAGAATCAACATCGTCAATATTCATGTGAAGAGAAGCGAATGATCGATCTGTATGAGGATATTGGATTTCGAAAGGTGGTGTTTCTGCGGTTTAATCCCGATTCGTATGTGGGGACACTTCGTTTCCCCACACCCCTCTCCATAGGAACACGTCATCCCTCACCATTTTCCTTTACGGACGCAGGGACACTTTCGGTGAATCAAGAGGAGCTTGATCGCCGCATGCAACTCTTAAATGAGCGCATCCAGGTATGGAAAGAGACCGAGCCTGAAGAGCAATGGACAGTGGAGTATCTGTTCTACAATGTGGGCGGGGGACACTTCGTTTCCCCCGTGCCCCTCTCCATTAGCAAATCGTATGTCTCTACGCAAATCGTGTTCCTCTGCGCAAATCGTGTTCCTCTACGCAAATCGTGTTCCTCTGCGCAAATCGTGTTCCTCTACGCAAATCGTGTTCCTCTACGCAAATCGTGTTCCTCTGCGCAAATCGTGTTCTTCCACAAGAGAGAGGGGTGTGGGGACACGGAGCCGAAGGCGACAGTGTGTCCCCACGAGGGTTTAAAAACCCCCTTCTGATACCGTGTAACAATCATGAGTGATAGTGCATTTTTTAAGGTGAAAAATTCAAAACGCAGTAATCCTGAAGCACGAACCACCTTAGATGCCATCCATCATCAGCGTATTCAGCAGATGGCGGAACAAAAAAACAATATTGGTGAATTCAAAGCGGAACTCGCACAACTAGAAGAGAAGATCCGTCATGCCACCACCGATATGGAACTGTGGAAACTGGAACGAGACAAGGAGCAACTGGAGAAACGAATCAAAACCATCGAAGACGGAACGGATATCATGGATTATTATCTGAGAACAGGTGATATCCTATATAATTACTATGACATTCAGGACCAAATCCAACAAGGGACGCAGACCTATTCTACAAACAAGGCGAAGCCAGGATCGATTTTGGCCATTCTAGAGGAGGTGGCATTGGAAGAGGGAAAATCTACCGTGGTAGCCGATTCAGGAAAGAAGGGATTTCAACGGAATCAATTACTGAATGATTATCTTCAATTGGAGGACCCCTCGATGGCCCGCATGACCGTGGAAGAATACGATGATCCATGGACACAATGCGAACACTGTGGAAGTGAGATGATCATGTGTCTGAATGAGGCGAATCTAACGTGCTCCACCTGTGGAAAACAAGAATTCATCCTGGTAGACAGTGATAAGCCCTCGTATAAGGATCCGCCTCGTGAGGTTTGTTATTATGCCTATAAGAAGATTAATCATTTTAATGAATGGTTAGCGCAATTTCAGGCCAAGGAGAGCACGGAGATTCCCTCGGACGTCTATGATGCCATTTTGGTTCAATTGAAGAAAGAGCGTCTCACCAACATGGGGTCACTGAAGCCCACCAAACTTCGTGAGATTCTGCGAAAGATGAAATGCTCGAAATATTATGAACATATCCCTCATATTATTAATCGCCTGAATGGCCAGAACGCCCCTTTTATGTCACGGGAAGACGAGGAGAAACTGCGTCATATGTTTCGCGAGATTCAGCCGTCTTTTAAAAAGCACTGCCCGAAAGGTCGTCGTAATTTTTTGTCATATGGTTATGTGCTCTATAAATTCTGTGAGCTGTTGGAGATGGATGAATATTTGGCGTGCTTTCCGCTGTTGAAAAACCGAGACAAACTGTATTTACAGGATAAGACGTGGGAACTGATATGTCAAGATATGCGCTGGCAATTTGTGAGGACGTGCTAAATATTTAAAAAATTTCTCGTTAATTCTATTAAAAATGAGAGAACGAGAAAAAACTCGGAAAAACTATTAGATAAAAAACTAGGACCTAAAGACTAGCAGAGTGAGATATATAGGAACCATGGAAATCGCGCGCATCTATCGTATTCTATGTGAAGATGGGCATTATTACATTGGAGCTACCATACAGCCGTTGTCCATACGCTTGAATACGCACAGGCATCTTTCCAAGACCACTGTGAACAAAATCTACACCCATTTGAACAATGTAGGATGGGATCATATCACGATGGAATTATTGGAGGAATGCCCTTCTACCGAAAAAAAGGAACGCTTACAGCAACACATAGATGCACACAAGGACGACCCGCTTTGTTTAAATGTCCTTGAGATGAATATCTATCGGCGCGGCAAGATCTACTCCATGAAGGGTGAAGACGGTCATTATTACATTGGCTCTACTACACAATCGCTGTCTAGCCGCTTCCAGTATCACAAGGAATGTTCAAAAACACATGACACGCGTGTCTATGAATATTGTAAACGAGTGGGATGGGATCAGATTAAGATGGAATTACTAGAAGAGTATCCATGTGATTCCAAGAAAGAATTAGATGAAAGAGTGAATCACCATCTTCTTGCACACGAATTGGACTTTTGGTGTTTAAATCATGAGTTAGACATGAGTGATGAATGGGAAGAGGCATCGAAGGAGCATGTAGATAAATCCGATCATGAGGACCCCCTAGAGGACGATGACAGTGATGATTCTCTCGAAGAGCATGATAATCCAGAAAATCGCTATCAACATGGTAAGATATACAGACTAGTATGCGACGATTCACACTTTTACATTGGATCTACTGTTACTTCATTAGAGAAACGGTTTGGATGACATCTCTATTCTATTGAAAAACGATTGTATGGTGGAAAATATGCTCATTTGTATACTGTTCCAACTAATGAGATACATATTGAACTCGTTGAACATTTCCCATGTGATACAAAAGCACAATTACGAAAACGTGAAAATGATCACATTATTCTTTATAAAGACGACCCTCTCTGTATGAATACCTATCGCGCCTATCGTGAGGAAGATGATAAAACAAGCTATGATGCGGCATACTATAGAAATCATATAGAATCTATAAAGAATACCCAAAAACAATACTATAAAAAGAACCGAGAACATATATTATCCTATCAAGAGGTCTATCGCGAAGAGCATCCTGATCAGATCGCAGCCTATCAAGCCACCTACAAGGCATCCCATCGTGCCAAATTAGCGGAAAAACAACAAGAATATAAAAAGGCACATCCAGATCGAGTGAAAGAAACACGAAAGAAACAATATGAGAAAAACAAAGAAGCTCAGCTAGCCAATATGAAAATATACGCGGAAAAGAACAAAGAAAAGATCAAGGAATACAAAGCCGCATGGAGCCAACGGAAAAAAGAAGAGACAAAGGAAGAACGAGCGGAACAGATTCGCATCAAACGAGAAGCACGGGAACAAAAAACCAAAGAGCGAATGGCAAGGGATCGTGCGATTCATGCGTGTGAATGTGGTGGGACTTATCAGTTTTATCAAAAGAAGCGCCACGAATCGTCTGCGTTACATATGCGATTTATGGGGACACATCCACGCCTTCGGCTCGGTGTCCCCATACCCCTCCCTCTCGTGGAGTAGAAACGTATACTTCATACATTCCACTATGGAATTGTAAGCGTAATGCCATCGTATTATATTTGTTTATTTTTAAAAATCATCTGGCGAATATTTTGAAATGTTCACTAGATAGATGGCCTCCTTTCCTGCCCAAGTAGTCTACCAATTGGTAGTCAATCATATGGCGCCTCTTCTGGCGTCCAGTGTGGCAGGTCTTTCTTCCTCTTATTTTTCTAGCCGACAGGCCCCCATTCCTACTCTGATTCGCCACGAAATGGATGACGAATATGAACTAGATCGGCTTCATATGGATCGGCTTCTTCCATGGATGCGTCTGATGTTTGATGAGCCTCAAGAAACTCCAGACACCACAGAAGCCCGACAGGCCTATAAAAAGGAACTCTATAGTGTCTATACGACGATCCGCTCCGATTTTACTCAGTATCAGCAATGGAAACAGCACAATGAGCGTCTATGGGTCTTTTCCTCGTATCGTAAGAAAAACACCGCATCATTGGCAAAGAAGATTCTAGCAGACATTCGGCTGTTTCATGAAGGGTTAGCATTATTCTCTATGTGGGGACACTTTGCGCCCCCACATTCCTCTCTCATGGAAAATAGTGCACCCACATTCCTCTCTCATGGTGGAGACGCAAGCGTATGCTTCACAAACACAGCCCTCTCTCATAGAAAATAGTGCACCCCTCTCCATAAGAGTGTGTATCGTTATGTTATGAAAAAAGATCCATCCAGTCCTCCACATGGTTCCCCGCAAGAATCGTAGGGCGTTGATTCTGAATGAATACTTCATGTTTTCGCATGAGTTCTACTTGTTGTCGGTCCGTATACCATAGAGGCGCTGTGCTAGAATAATCAAAGTTGATCATGCGTTCTTTCGGATACAAAAAGGTCTGTGTCTGTGCTTGACAAAAGGCATCCATGTGTAACAGTCGTTCTTCCAATGCGCCGATCGATCCCGCATCCCATCCATAGAGAGTGGGCATTAAATCGCTCGCAAATAGAGATGGATGGGAGAGCGTTCCATCCGCACAATAAAACAATATCTTTGCGGTTGTTGTGTTTTGCAGGAGAGGGATGGTAGTATCTAATGCACTTTTTTGGATACAGAGGGAAGAAGAGGATAAGATCTCCTGAACAATCGGTTCGATATCGGGTTGATTCGCGCGATCATTGAAATCGACACGAAGATGAATCATAAGAAAGGATGAATCAGGATGCTGTGCAAAATAATTCGCGATCTCTTCCATGACCGATAGGAAGGTATGTTCCATCAAATAGGTATGGGACAGATAGACATGCCCCTTGTAAAAAGAGAGGCGAAAATCAAGCCATCGGATGCCCTTTTCTAGTTGTTCTGTGATGGATAGGGACTGATTTCGGACCCATGGGAGAACAACACATGAACAACTGTTCAGCAGGGATCCGTAGGTGCAACTGTTGTGGGTTCCGTAGAGGGGCATGTTATGGTGGGGTAAGATTTTTATAGAGTTTGCAGCCCTTCATTATGATTATCCATGAGAGGGGTGTGGGGACGCTTGCGTCTCCACAGCAAAAAGAAAACAGAGGCGATCCTCAATGCGTTCTTAGAAGAAGAGTATGAGATCAAGAAACAGGCCCGATTTGATTGGTGTCGCTTTTCCGAAACAGGCAACATCATGCCTTTTGATGTCATGCGAAAGGATCATCCGATTCTCATTGAGCTCGACGGAAATCAACACTTTACCCAAATTTCCAATTGGGGCACCCCTGAGAGTGTTCAAAAGAAAGATGTGGAGAAGGTCCAGAAGAGCATCCAGAACGGCTATTCGATCATCCATCTTCCCCAAGAAGACGTGTGGTATGATCGGTATGATTGGAAACGCGCGCTTCGTGAAATCATGGCATCATTGGAAACCGCCAATCCCCAATGCGTGTTCCTTTGTTCGGATGCGATAGTGTATGATACTCATCGTCAGCTTCTTGGTGAGAGTGTTCCATTGCGTATGGTGGTTCAAGAACGTGTAGGCCCTCTAAAAAAGGGTCGCACGGCGTTGGATGCCGATTCAAAAATGATCAAAAAGTAGAAAAGGAGTCCGGGGGACCCTGATCTATTTTTTAGATGATACAAAATCACAAAAAATGGAAAACGATGTCTCGCTTATTCTATTAGGCAAGACGAGGGAAGCCGACGAGACCTGCGCCCAAGCCGAATGATGACCCCTGTCGCGCTGTAACACCCATTGACGGGGAAACCGCGTCGAGCATCGCAAAAACGACGGCAGCAAGGACGGCAAGGGTGGCGACCTCGTCCATCGGCAACGCGCGCTTCGGGATGAAGATGGCCGCAGCGGCAATCACGAGACCCTCAATCAGATACTTGATAATGCGGTTGATAATTTCAGCAAATCCGTAGCCCATCATGTTCTATATTCATTCCGTAGAAAAAAAGACGCGCGTCGGAGAATCTCATACGCACATGCAATGCACCACAACGAGTTTAAAGCATCCCTCTCTTCCATCTCTAGACATGAGCACACCCGACGTCGTGGAAGATTTTTTGGAGGAGGACACTGAGATCCCTGGCCAGCGCTACGTTCTTCTGAGCTTCATCAGCCCGGAGAAAGTTTTGGAGAAAAAGGAAATCTTCTTTTTTGAGTCCTTCCTGAAGACCTATGAGGTGGATTGGAAGCTGAAGAATCTGGAGGGATTTCTCGTGGATACCGTGAAGCACATTAACGCAGAACTCGACGAGAAGTCCAAGGAGTTGGAGAAGAAGGATCTCCAGGAGGCCGCTGAGATCTGCCGTAAGAACCGTCTTCGCATCGATGATGTGATGTCCCAGTATGCAGCCTATGTCCAGAAGAATCAAGAGAAGGTGACCTCTTCCACGCTAGTCACGGCATATGATGACTTTATGTTTTCCAAGAAAACCGCATTGGAAGAGGAGTTCTATGCGAAGAATGAGTTTCGCACGAGCATCCGTGGTGTAAAGATCCGCGGTGTGTTTGCGACGCAAAAGGAGGCGGAGATCAAGGCCAAGAAGCTTCAGGGTAAAGACAAGTATCACAATATTTTCATGGGTGATGTGGGCAAATGGACGCCGTGGGACCCGTCTCCGCATGAGGTGAAGGATCAGGAGTATAATAATGATCAGCTCAACACGCTGATGAAGAAATACAAGGAGAACGAGGATTCGCGCGAGAAGGCATTTGAAGAGCGTAGCAAGGGCTCCAAGCAGGTCTTTGGCTCTTCTACGCATGGCGCCTCGGAATCCATGGACGGCATGTTTGGTGGTTCGGATCTGGCGCTTCAGCGAAAGATGGAGAAGCCAGTGGTGACCATCGAGCGTGTGGATGATTCGAAGGAGGACCCCTCAGAAACGGCTAAAAATGTGACAATTATGCCGTAACCCCCTACTAAAAAGCCATAAGCAAAGGAGATACCAAATACTTTTTTATCAAAAAAAGCGTTTCCTATCTTTCGCCTGATTTACGCGTAATATCCATCGGACGGAACATTGCCTCCCACATAATTTGGAACGCAAGAATTGGAGTGTCCATCGCAGAAGCTTCCCTCAGGGCAGACCTTGCGGCAAAACGGGTCAGCATGCCCCGTGGCCAGACTCATCCCCCGTGCAGCAGAAGGAACATCAATAAACGCCTGATCATGATCCACAAAGGCACTCTCTTGTTTCTCTTGGTCTTGGGCGTGCTCTTGTGCCTTCTTTTCTTCTACCATGTCCTCAAATCCAGACACGATATACTGCATCTCCACCTGTCCAATATAACGGATCAACGCAGGCAAGAATGCCACAATAAGAGCAAGGAGCACAAGCATCGCAACAATGCTCATTGGTTTCGGGTGTGCCATCTTCTAGCCGTAGGAGAGGTTTTTTACAGTGCGCTGTAAAGCGATGCGCTACCATTTCTTCTGAACATTGATGGCGGGTCCTCGGAGTTTCATATTGGCCCGTGGATCGAAATCATTCACCTGCTCCTCCTCTTTGATACGAGCGAGCATTTCGGATTGCCTCCACAATTCAGGCGCACCCATCTTGAACTCTCCATGAACTTCGGCCTTATACCAAAAAATCGTGTCTTCCAGTTTATTGCTTTGTGTATTGTTATTAATGACTAGGCATTCATAATTCTGCGTGCACTGGTCCATCATTTGACAGAAGAATTCAAAGGAGGGAAAGGCGGATCCGT